GTAGAACTGGATTCAGTAATCGTACTTTATTGTTGATGCATATACAAAATTTTGATAGAACATTGTTGTTACCTGTTTTATGGGAACGACGAAAAAATTTTGTAATGTTTTTGTCAGAATTTTTTGATTTAAAACTAAGCAATGAATCGAATGCTACATCAGTAGGTAACAAAAAACTCATAAATATATTGAATGATTACAATAGAAAAAAATGTCAATTACTAGAATCTGTTTTTGTTTTGACACCAATCCATCGGTTGATCACTTCTTTTTTATAGGAATACAAATCACTTATATAACTATCAAAATATTCCTAAAATATTCTTTTTTGTTTTTCTCAACACTGAATTTATTTTTTTCACAGATTTTTTATTATTCTTTTGCAAGTGTAATAGAAGGTCTCGTTCCTTTTCCTTTAATCGTACGTCAGAATCATCATCATATTTTGACAAAACTCTCTCTAATTTCTTAATGTTCTTTTTCTGATTTGGCATTTCCTTGAGTGACCTACCTATCTTGTAGTATAGTACGTTTTTACTTGTATCGTAGTATAGATTACCGTTTTTGCAGAATTTACTACTGGAATAATTGTTTATTTTTATTCTCATTGTATATATATATATATAAAATTGAAAAAGTTTGCTTGTCTAATAATGATAATATTATTAGACAAATGGTAAAATGTTGCGAAGAAGACTGTGGAAAAAGAGCAATTTATAATTTTCAAGGTGAAAAAACGGCATTGTATTGTGCTTCTCATAAAATAGATGGTATGATTAATTTGAAGTCAAAAAAATGTTGTCAAGAAGACTGTGAAAAATTAGCATCTTGTAATTTTCCAGGTGAAAAAACAAGATTGTATTGTGCTTCTCATAAAATAGATGGTATGATTAATGTGAAGTCAAAAAAATGTTTTGAAGAAGGCTGTGAAAAATTACCATCTTGTAATTTTCCAGGTAAAAAAACAGGATTGTATTGTGCTTCTCATAAAATAGATGGTATGATTGATGTGAAGACAAAAAAATGTTGCGAAGAAGACTGTGGAAAACATGCAACTTATAATTTTCCAGGTAAAAAAACAGGATTGTATTGTGCTTCTCATAAAATAGATGGTATGATTGATGTGAAGACAAAAAAATGTTGCGAAGAAGACTGTGGAAAATCAGCAACTTATAATTTTCCAGGTGAAAAAACAGGATTGTATTGTGCTTCTCATAAAATAGATGGTATGATTGATGTGAAGACAAAAAAATGTTGTCAAGAAGACTGTGAAAAATTAGCATCTTGTAATTTTCCAGGTGAAAAAACAAGATTGTATTGTGCTTCTCATAAAATAGATGGTATGATTGATGTGAAGTCAAAAAAATGTAAAAGTAATTGGTGTGTGACACTTGCTGGTAAAAAATATGATGGTTATTGCCTTTATTGCTTTATGAATTTATTTCCAGATAAACCAGTATCACGTAATTACAAAACAAAAGAATATGCGGTAGTAGATCATGTAAAAACCAAGTTTCCAGATGTAGACTGGATTACAGACAAAACTGTAAATAATGGTTGTTCAAAACGTAGACCAGATTTGTTATTGGATTTAGGTTATCAGATATTAATAGTTGAAGTAGATGAGAATCAACACAATAATTACGATTGCAGTTGTGAAAATAAACGCATCATGGAATTATCGCAAGATGTAGGATATAGACCAATCGTGTTTATCCGGTTTAATCCAGATGGATATGAAAAAGATGGTAAAAGCATTGCATCGTGTTGGGGTAATAACAGTCATGGAATATGTACAGTAAATAAGTCAAAAAAACTTGAGTGGGAAAAAAGGTTATTTGGATTGGAACAACAGATTAACTATTGGATAAATCCCAATAATATTACAACTAAAACGATTGAAATAGTTCAACTGTATTATGATGTATAACTATGAAATGTTAATGGAGCAGAGGGTTCTTTTAAAATGTATGCTTCTACTGGTTTTTCTATGCTTTCATGGAATTCTGTATAGTGATTTACGTGTCTATAATTTCTTTCAATAAAGTTCATTTTTTTTATGTATAAGAGATAATACTTTTCCTTTTTTTCTTTATAATTATTTTTGTAAAAAAAAGCAGTATCCATTTTCATTTTGTACTTATTGTACTTTGCTTTGTATTTTACGTATTCTAAAACGTCTTCTTCTAGTAGCAAAACTGAAAATCGTTCATGTGTCATATATGTTCGCTAAATATTTTTTTATACCAGTGAAGTTTTGAAATGGGACGCCTTTTTGGGCGTCGTTTCAAATCGTTACTGAAATCCGACACTCTATGATTTAAAATGGGATATTTTAAATGTTCGAGGGTTTAAAACTTCAAGGATTTATAATATGAAATCGCTACACTTATCTTGATCTACTATAAGCGGACTATTGTATTTGGTAACAAATCCATAATCGATTAACATATTATATACTGTATTATTGTAGGATAAGAAAAAATCAGATACATCTCTTGCCAATACAAACAATGTGAGTCCATTATTATCGGATACAATTGAATACTGATAAAGATCATCTATTACTGGCCCTACTGCTAATACCCAATAAGGAGCATCTCCTGGTGTTCCATCTAAAGATACTGTAAGTTCTCCACCAGACGCCCCTTCTTTGTAATATGCATAACCATATATAGTATCTAAAGAACCATCACGTGTTTGTTCTTTGTTGAAAACAGAAATGTTGTTATCAGAAATCACTTCATAATAAGCAGTAATACATTTTCCAAAACCCTGGAATGATCGATCCACCAAGTCTTCGTACACTTCAAACCATAAACCGGTGTATTGTGTTACATTTAAATCTGGTATTGGCTTCACAGCAGTAGTCGTAGTAAATAGAGATAATGTTGTAAGTATATAATATAAATTGACAAACATTGTGTATATTATATAATGGCTTGACGTTTTAATTCATTTCTAAATATATTATTTCAAATTCTGAAAGTTCATATTGAACTTATTATTCTTCTTAACTGGTTCGTTAATGTATTTTTGTACTGCAGGATATATTTGTCCTAACTCAATGTCTTTTTTTTCGTTTTCTTGAGAGATATTTGTATTACTGTTATGATCTTCTTCAATTATTTCATTTTCGTTGTTACTTGTATCTTCGTTTGAACTTCCACAAAGCCAAAATGCTTTAGATAATTGTATTGTAGATTTTATTTTATTGTCCGCTTCTTCTATTATAGGATCAACTGTACTAGTAACAGTTTCACCTAATTTTTTCATTGCTTGTATAACAAGCTTATTTTTTTTCTTAATTCGTCTAAAATTGGGTCGATTTAAAATATTCCAATGATCTTCTAGGAATTCTTGAATGTCTTCAAGATTATCAGTAAAATCATTTTTGATCAAATTCAAATTACCACCAAACTTATTGATGTACTTATCATGAGATACCAGCTCTGAATATTTTTTGAAGTTATCTTCGAAAAATTTATTGACATCTACTTTTCTCTCAATTGTATCAAGCAACAATATATTATTTATGTTATTTTTAATGTACTCGTAATCTTTTGACGTGTTAAAAGAGTTTTCCAAAGAGTTGAAGACTCCCATACACATTTCACCACCAAAAACAGCAGCTACAATAAGTGAAGTTACACTGCTACCAATTTGAATTGTTTTGCTAAAGCTGTCCATTTCAAAAATCGCATAAGCATTCAGAGCGCTTAGTAATACAAGTGGTGTATTTATTACCATTAACATTTTTTTTGTTCTGTTGTAATCGTTCAAATATTTTTCGTGTAAAGTTTTAGCGTTGTTTTGAATGGTTTTCAAAGATTTTTCTATACTCTCTGTCCACATTATATTTTATATTTATAGTTTATTTATGAAAAAATATAAAGAATGTTTTTGTTATGTTGCAAAATTGAATATTTTTTTTAATGAAAACTCTCACATACTAACACGTCAAGTGTATTTAAATATGTTTATTTTTCAACTTCCTTTTGATGTATTGAGAGAAATATTCTCCTATGATAATACTTATCATGAATTTTTCAAAAATTATCCCTTGAAACAAAAATTAAAAAATGAAATAATTAAGACGAACTATTTCAAAGAAGAAACTAAAAATAGGATATTCGATACGTTATTTGAACTTCTCTATAGCGGAGAACAGTTTGGTTGGTCAAATGAATTTGTTTCTTACAGTCCAGATCTCAATATTTCGAGTTATGAAAAGAGTATCCATTGTTTTACAGATTCAAGCAACATAGACATTTTGTTTTATTGCAATGGAGGAAATATTGGATTCAAAATAGTTCCTAAAAATATTTTAGAAAATGAAAATCTCACCGCAAATGAATTATTAATTGATAATATTGATTACTTTGATGGATTTGTTGTAGATGGTGATGAATCATTACAATTGTTAAAACCTCGTCTGTGTAGAGAAACTTTGGATATGTTTATGGAAAAGCATAAAACAAGCATGAGACTACCATCATATATTAACATGGAATCATTTGATAACATTGAAAGTGAAACATATAAAAATGATTGTTACCATATTTGGTTTGCGTTTTAACTTTATAGAAATGAAAAGATTCTTTTATAAAATTGATGAAAGATGTTTAGAAAAGTATCAATATATATTAGAAAGAGAAAATGGAAACCCAACAAATTACACTTACCTGCAAAACTTTAAGAGGCATTCTCGACAATTGCATTGAAAGCAATCAACTGTGTCTAAAAGATTCAAAAAAATACATTATACATTGTCGATCAAGTGATTACTTGAATGCAGCTAATAATGATTCTAGAAATTTAGTTTTTGGACTAACGCCTCTACATGATGGCTTTCCAAATAAAAAGGTAATGTAATTGAATTTACCCTTGTATTCTATTTTCTTTTCTCCGATGTAAATTAAAAATCCAGTAATTGTACTGGCTAAAAATACTATAATCATTGAAAAGTTTGCATATTCTAGAAAGTTGTTTGTTTTGTTGGGTTCTTTTTTTTTTTCTTCGTCAGATTCATCATGATTGTTTGAATCATTTATTTCGTTTTTCTTTAAATGTAATAAATAAATAATTGACAAAGATACCATTGAAATAATGAAAAATAATACATTTGTGTTTATCAAAAGCAAGAATATTGCGTACAAGATTAAACTTGTTGATAGAATGTCACTTAATTCTTTAGATGAAGTTGTATCTACTAGAACAACAAAGAAGATCATAGTTAAAAAAGCGAAAAAATGCTTCAAGAAAACATTTTCAGTCAGAACTTTTTGTACTTTACAGGGAAAAAGTTCTCCTAAATAATTGCCAACTACAATAAGGAAAAAAATAAAAATACAATGATATGGAGTATTGGAGATATTTTCTAACATTTATATACATAGATAATACATTTTCGTTACGAACGATTTAAAGATATTATTGCATCGCTTAACAACAATGAATACCCAACATAAATGGCTATTATCTACTCTTTTAGATTTTTATGAAAATAAAGAACATCTTGATATCGTGAAACAAATTATTAACCGTGAATACGTGGTAAAACAAAATAAAAAACTCTCAATTCGTATTGTAAATTGGTTTGTAACAAATTATGCAAAGCAACACTTTACGGTATATGATGTTCCTTCTGTCAATAAGAACGACAACAGTAAAAGATTTTTTGTATGGACAAACTACAAATCTACTGAAGATAGTTACTCTAAACAGATGTTTGATCCATATTGCAGACAAGAGAGAATACTGATACCGTATAATAGTAACCAAAGTATTGAGACAACAATTGGTCAGCTTCATTTTTTTAAATGGGCGATTATAAACAAGGTACTTGATTACATAATTCAAAACTTTGATGTTATTGAAAAAGACATGTCGACTAGATTAAATACATTGAAGAAGAAACCACTATTGGAATGTAAAACAAGGAAAAAAAGAGAAGAGTTGTCGGTTAATGCATGTAGAAGTATTCGCAAAGAATTATTTGAGACACAAGTTAAATTAGTATAAATTTACACGAAAATAATAAAGAAAAATACTTATTATAATATTATGTCAGAACGTAAGTATGTTTTTGCTAATTTACGTGTTCCTATAGAAGTGTTTGAAAATAAGAGTTACAATATTATGAATGATTATTTGAATGTTTCTGTAGAAAAATGTGAGGAATTACCAGAAAAACAATCACAGAACACAAATCTTATGGATCAACTATTTTCGATTTGTTTCAATAGTCAATATGATAGTGTAAATGCTGACATCGACAAAATAGAACAAGAACTATCTGTAGAAAATAAAGTAGAAGACCAAGAATCGAAAGAACTACATTTCGAAAATAATATTTTTGTGAAAAAAAATGATAAGATAATAAAAAAAAGGGAAAACGCTACCTTTAGAAAAAGACCATTTATTTGTAACAGATACACGCGAAGGAAATATTCAAATAACATTTAAATCACTTAAATACATAAAACGCTAATTATATAATTGATGAACAGAGTCGAACAATTAGCGGAAATTCAAAAAACTGGATTACAGTTATTTTCAAAGAAAAACCAAGATTATGGAGATGCATTTGCGAAATATGGACTAATCGGTGTATTGATGAGAATAGAAGATAAAATACAAAGAGGGTTATCTATTACTAATAATGGTATAAATTTAGTAGCAGACGAAGGAATGCGAGATACTTTATTGGATTTACATAATTATGCTGCCATGGGTATTATGTTGTTAGATGAAAATAAAAAGTGAAAAACTTTTAGGAAAGAAACATTGGTCGTTGATTTGGCTCAATACCAAAAGGTTTGGGTTCAATTATAGGAATTCTATCTATTACATGCAAACATTCAATATTGTTTAATTCTGGATTTACCATCGGAAGAGGTGATTCTAAATTTGAAGAACCTATTCCAAATAAGAACGATTCTATATCACAGTCATTTTTTGCTAAATCTCGAGCAGCAAATCTTCCTGTAAGAAGACCATTTCCAGGGAGGTTTAGCTGCTGTGCTTGTCCTTGTGATGCATGTATGTACATTAGCTCTTGGTGTTTTTTGATGGAAGCTGATTTTTCTAAAGCATAGTTTCCTGGAGTATTTTTATTGCGTGTTGATGTCATATATATATATATATTAGTTCTCAAAATACTTTTGAAGATTATTGTATTCAGCACATGATATTACTTCAGTAATACCGCTGTTTAAATAAAACCACACACATGTATGATACCAGGAAAAAGTATCATATGAACAAAGTACTGCTTGACCGATTTCCATGGATTCGGAAAACATTCTTGCAGCGGCAGATTTGTATAAATCTTGGAAAATACTGTTTTTCTTTGTTGCATAGAACAATTCATTCATTCCATTAACCATACTTTTATTATCAAAAAGCAATTCATCACGTGATATTTCATCTAATTCATCATAGTTATTTACTTTTCCATCATAGGAATACTTTTCGTTGAGGTCGAATTGAAAAACTTTTCGAATTGAATTTCTATATTCAATGTCATCTGAATATATCATTGCTGAAGGCAATTGTTTATATTTGTCTAAAAACGACATTTCTGGTTTTGGTTTTTTAAATAAAAACATTCATATAGTTTTTATTTAGATTAACAAGTGTTCGTATGTTTTATAAAATTATTGCTTACGACGAGTTCTTCTACTGCGTGATTTCTTGGATTTCTTAGATTTTTTTGCCTTCTTTGCTTTCTTTGCCTTCTTTTTCGATTTTCTTTTTGTACTCTTTTTCTTTTTACCACCAACAATTGTGGCTGTGCTTGCAACACCTCCTCCTTGAAATGGTTCAGTGGTAGCAGAGACAGAGGAACTCATTGACGCGAATGCTTTGTTTAGATCCATTATACAATATACATAGAAAAAAGATAAAATACTAATTTGAAATATAACGCTTAATACCCTTGAACGGAAGGTTTTGACTTTTGGCTAAAATAGTTTTCCTCCATCTCTCTAGTAGCCTGGCCACCACGAACCCATCCATCTAAAGCTAATTCTTCAATTGAATACTTTGCTTCTGATGCCTTTGATCTTTTATTTTCGTCTAGAGGATATTTGTCGAGAGGATTAAAGTTCTGTTCCATTACTGTACTAACACTTTTCTTTCCTCTAACATTTTCACCTTGCATCAATTGAGATTCTAAAGTTGGATCACATGAACCTTTTCCTAAATAAGGAACTGTTAAAAAAGTTCTAGGAAATAATTGAAGTTTCTCTAAAGGTCTTTGTGAATCGTTTTTCAATAATAAATTGGATTCATCTTCGATACGAGTACCACCTAATCCAAGCCCACCAATTGTTCCACTTGACATCATACCTGGATATTGTGTAGCAAAATTTATAGAGGTGTTTGACATTTTATCAGAAGAATAATTGCTTATAACACTGTTCAAGTATGCACTACTTTGAATATTACTTTGTGATCGATCACTCTGATCATTACCTATGCGGTCGGATTGATGAAATTTATAGTCAGACGTAAACTCAAACATTGATTTATATATTATATTATAACACATAAATCTTTTATTTTACAGAAATTATTTAATTTGTATGTCTTGCTAAATTACGAGCACATGCAAATGGATTTCCCTCTTTGCACGAAACCATACTACCGTAACAAAATTCAGCAAACGCACCTTGATCATTTGGTATAGTAGTACTAGGGTTGCTGTTAAATGGTCTAAGTGATTGTTCGAATACTAAATTATCTTCTAAACTCCTAAATAGTTTATCACTTAATTTTGGCTGTTCCGGATTCACTTGGTCTATCATTATTTTTGTATTTCTTATTATTTCATCTTGTGTTTCAGGTATATAGGATGGTGGTGCAGGTTTTTTATCATTTGGAGCACTATAGTCAGTGAGCATTACATTTTGCAAAGGGTTTTGATTTGTTGGTTCGCTAAATAAGTCGTTTGGTATAAGATGATTTTCTACATAGTCTTCAGCCGGATTATTTTTGAATCCTTCTGCAAACCTCACCTTTTTTTTATTGTTGTGTTGAATAATCCATATTGCACCTAAAGTCATAAACCCAATAACAACAACACGCCATGTTCTAAGAATAAAATACATTATAACACTAAGAATAATTACCATTCGAGACACTGCATTTAATTTTTGGTTATATGACATTGAAGAAACAGGAAAAAGCTCTAGTATGTTGGTTGGTGCAAATAACTCATTGGGATTATTACCCCAAAATTTTATTTTCTGATCTTCAGTTGTTACATCATTGCTTTCATTGCTACTTTTTTCTTTTTCCATTAATAATATATCTTATATCTATACTATATATTATTACAGGAATGTACATATTTTTAACCTGTTTCTAAATATTGCTAAAATAATTACACAAAAACATTAGCGAACAATTTTTACTTTTTCACATTGTTTATCCATTTGAAATGTATCACACGATTTTTCTCGTGGAACAATATGCAATACACATTTTGATTTTTCACCAGTTAAAGGTTCTGTACAACCTTTTTCTTTGTTTATTTTTTTACGTTTTTTTTGAGTTTCTGTACATCTCGAGCGAAAATGTTCATAACGATCTCTCACTGTTTCGTATGTAAGTGCAGATGTCTTACGGAGCATTTTGTTTATTAACTCGTGTAAATTGAAAACATACCTAGAAAATGTTTCTCTGTTTTTCATATGGGACATCTTTAAAGGTAATTTTTCAAAGTTTTTTGAGAGATTTTTTCTACACTTTCCACATGGTAAAACGTACTTTAAATTCAAGACAAAATCCCTATAATATTTCTTGTCAGATTGTGATGGTTTAACAGGATAATTAAAACTCATGGTATGCAAATAATGCCACATTGGTGGTCCCCATACAGTAGTAAGCATACCGTCATTACTTTGATATTGCGTTGCATTGAAAACGCTTTTACTTTTTCTACTTTTTTTTTGTGTTTTATTCATTACTAATATATGACCACATTTTAAGTGCTTCATTGAAATGTAATAAAAACAATACAATATTTATAGAAACATGAATATTCCATTATCGCCTAAACAGAATAATTTTAACGTAAAGTATACAAATTTTTTGAACAGACTTGATTCATTTGAAAAATGCAAGCAAAATTCCTATTTGATTAATACATCTTTGTTTGATATGACGCAAAAATACTATTATGCAAATTATTTTCCATATTACAATACCATTACCATGAATAGCGATTCATCATATACACAATGGCAATATGACCATGAAGTTGATATTTCTTTACAGCATCCATTTGAAAAAATAAAAGTTCATCGAAAGAAAGAAATTGTTATAATTAATGAACGAATCGCATCATTCAAAGATATATTAGACATTTTAGAAAAACATCCTGTGAAAAGTAATATTCAATACAATATAGATTTGAAAACACTACATAAAATTAAACCTGAATTGGAAAGATTAAATGATATGGTAGGATTAGATTGTCTAAAAAAGTCATTGTTAAGACAATTAATTTATTTCATTCAAGGTTTTGCAAATGACCCTCTTAATGGAGATTATAAACATACGATGATTACTGGACCACCTGGAACTGGGAAAACTGAATTGGCAAAAATTATTGGACTCATGTATGCAAAAATTGGAATTCTTAGTAATACTCATTTCAAAAAAGTAACGAGAACAGATCTTATTGCAGGATATTTAGGACAAACTGCCATAAAAACTAAAAAGGTAATTGATGAATGTATTGGTGGAGTTCTTTTCATTGACGAGGCTTATAGCTTACAACCAGATGACATGTATGCAAAAGAATGCGTTGATACTCTATGTGAAGCTCTTAGTGACCATAAAAATAATTTAATGGTTATTATTGCTGGTTATAAAGATGAATTAAAAAATACTTTTTTTAGAATCAATAATGGGTTGGAATCACGTTTTACTTGGAATTTTAATATTGACCCTTATTCTCCGAATGAGCTACGTCAAATTTTTTGTTTAATTGTGAAAAATTGTTGTTGGGATACATGTGACAATATAACGGAAAATTGGTTCAATAAGAATAAGGATAGTTTTAAATCAAACGGTCGTGACATGGAACAACTTTTCTCTTTTTCTAAAATATCACATGCACAGAGAATATATGGGAAATTAGATGCAGAAAAGAAGAAACTAAGTTTAGAAGATATTAACGAAGGATTCGTTTTATTTAAAGAAAATATGAATACAAACAAAGATAATATTTCATTTGGATTATATATATAATTTTAGTAACTTATGGATGAAAAAGTAATACATATTGATCCTGTATCATTGAAAATACCAGATAATAAAACACGGAAAAAGAGAAATACAAAAGAATCAAAAATAAAAATAAAAAGCAAATATGAAAAAAAACCAAAAGTTTCTACCTTGAAGCGTAATCTATTGAATATGATAAGAAGCAATCAAGAAAATATGCTAAAAAAAGAAAGAAAAAAGAAAAATGAAAAAATATCAACCGACTTACAAGTAGAACCCAAAAATGATTTTGAAGAATCAGTTCAGTTTTTTGAAAACTTGAAGCAATCAGAAAGCAAAATCGAGTCTCCACCAAATATAATTCCGCCTGATTTTTCTTTTGGTCCAAGCACCAGCTTGAAACACAACAGAACTTTTAAAAGTTTATCTAGTAATGATACACCTAAAATACTAAACCATTTTCCTAAAGAGGAAAATAATCAAACTCTTTTTTCTAATAACGAAATTCTTCATGTAAAACCACCACCACCTTATGGCGTTTTGAAAAATGGTTCAAAGCCAACATATCGTAATTGGGTGAATAGTACTCAAAAACAAGTACCCTCTTTGTCAGGCGCAAAAATATCAAGACCAATTGAAGTTCCAAATGGAATTACCCAAGAAAATTATGAGGTAAATCTTAATAACAAAATTAAAGAGTACAGTGAGAGAGAAAAACTAAACGCATTAAAAAATAAAAACTCAAACGTTTTTAAAAAAATAAAAAAACAAAAACGCACTATTAGACGCAAACATCGCGTTGGTAAGTCGAAAGTTCATCCAAGTGTATCTGTACTTGTATCCAATAAAACAATTAGGAATAATACAAATCTTAAAAAAACAGAATTGAGAGAAACACCTATAAAAGACGTAAAACAGTATCTTAGAAAACAAGGGTTTATCAAAGTAGGTACTAGCACACCGAATGACGTATTAAGACAAATGTTTGAAAATGTTCGTATGATATGTGGTGATGTTCAAAACCACAATCCAGACAATCTACTGTATAATTATTTCAACGACACTGATGATTCGTTATTTTAGTCATTATATTTTATTTGAGTATAGAAATATAATGTTGGAGATACTGAGGAAACAAATTACTATTCAAGATATCAAAATAGAAGGAAAACACATTGAAGACGACAAAACCAACGCAGGATATAATATTGGTGATCTTTTGAATATACCATCTCTGGCAGGATATTGGAGGGCAGTACCTCATAATCGCATGGAAGATTTAGAGAGACTTTATATAATTGGGAGCGCATATTATAAATCCATTTTAAGTTATTATATTGAAGCAAGACCAACTAATGAAATAGTACCCTGCATACCAAGAGTTATTGGCGCTGTTCAAAAATTTATTGAAAATACCACAGATGCAAAAGATTACTTACAATTTGTCCAAAGTGAAGATGTTTTGTGCGTTCATATTCGATGTGGAGATAAAAATGTAGAACAAGAATACTTGGATCTCATAATAAAACTTTCCAAAAATTATAGGTTTGTATATCTATTTTGTGGATTGCATTTAGATGCCAGATTCTCTACCAATAATGAAAAAACAATTAGTTTTTTAAATACAATTAATTTTTTGTTAGCAAATTCTCTCAATATTTCGTTAGTAAATTCTTGTGCAGATATGCACGTTGCTCTTATGATGAAGAGTAAAAATTTATTGCTTCATAAAGGCGGTTATTCTACAATAGGATTAATCATTTGTGAAGGTAATATTTTTATTACAAAATTATTAGATACAGTAAATGATTTTTGGAAAGCAAGAATGAACATACCATACACGTTTTTAGAGTTACAAAATGAATAAGTTGTATGTGTTTAATTTCATCATTTGAATAGAGCAGTTTTATTGTTTAATCGAATAGTAACCGTACTCGTAATTTTTTTGTAATATTCAAAGCAATTACTCTTTAGGGATTTTTTTGTTTATTTTGTGTATATGAAACGAATGGTCAAACATATTCCAAAGGTAAGTGGTGATTACGAAATTAATAAACTGTTACAGCCCACTCATTTGGCAACCAAGAGTAGGGGTAAAAAGAACAGGAAACAAAGAAAACTGAATGAAAAAGAAATAAGAGAAATGTTCTTTGATGAGTCTAGGGATAGGGAACAATATTTTTCCGAAATTTCGAATGATTCTGTTTCCTCTAAAATGAATATGCACAAATCATCATACAATAATATTCTTTATTTATCACACGCTGAGAGAGAATCATTCGAAAGCAAATTCTTAAAGCCTAAAAACGAAAGTCAAGAAAAATACGTAAATTCGCTTAAAGATAAAAAGAAGAAAATAGTTATTGCGAATGGACCTGCAGGAACAGGTAAGACAGTATTGGCAACTGAATATGGTATAAAGTATTTTCTAACAAATGTCTATGACAAACTCATTTTTACAAGACCTTCGGTATCTGTAGATGAAGACTTGGGGTATTTACCAGGGACACTGGAAGAGAAAATGGCACCATGGCTTCGACCTATTTATGATGTTCTTTATCGTTTTTTATCTCCTAAAGAAGTCACACAATTAATGGAAGATAAAACGATTGAAATTGCCCCTTTAGGTTATATGAGAGGTCGTACGTTTCAAAACGCTTGGATTATTGCTGACGAAATGCAAAATTCAACTGTATCTCAAATGAAAATGTTAATGACGAGACTAGGACAAAATAGTAGATTAATTATTACCGGAGATTTAGAACAACACGATAAAAATTTCGAAATAAATGGTTTAGAAGATTTTTTGAAAAGATTCCATGGAAAAAGATCTGATAGTATTTCTAGTTTCGAGTTTGAACGAAGTGATATTCAACGCGAACAAGTTGTAAAAGAAATACTTGATATATATGGAGGTGATATTCCAGAATATTCATATGATTTCAATTCAAGAAGTGATGATGAAGATTTTCTATTGCTTGCAAATTATTCATAAATATAACACTTATAATAATATAGCTTAATATTTTGATTTACATAAAAAAATATTTTGATAGTGTATATATGTCTTCATTAAGTTCTGTATTTAAAAGATCAAAAGAAATTTCAAAAATGTCAAAAGCTGCATTGCATAACAAATTTGTTTTGTATTTTGTATTTTTTTTAGCTGTATGCAACCTCTTTCATTTTGTGTTTAGATATGATCTTATGTCAGCAGGTGTTTTCATTGCAGCAGGTTTATTGGCATCCTTCTTTAGTAAAAATATGGTCGTGATATTAATAATTGCAATGGTTGTTGCAAATGTTGTACAATATGGTTCTGGTGGCGGAAGAGAAGGTTTTAAGGGAAAAGTAAAAAAAGAAAATATTATTGAAAAAATGGTAAATGAAGCAATGGAAGATGCATTTACAGGAATTGATAGTGACAGTGAGAGTGAGGATGATGAAGAGGAGTTTGATGAGGATGATGATGAGGAGGAGGATGATGATGAGGAGTTTGGTAATGCCATAGAAGAAGGGTTTAAAAGAAAAAAAAAGACAAAGAAGCATAGTCATGCTGATTTTGGTCATACAGAAATAAAAGAACATAAAAAAAATCAGCACAAAAATCATTAGAACTTCTTAATTCATCAACAAAATATATCATTTCCATCTATAAGGAATCTGTACTCTAAGCAAAATTATATGCGTAAAATGTATATATGGATATAATTAAACTGGCAAACGATAAATACGTGAAATACTTGATTTATTTACTGCTTTTTATTTTCATTTTTTGTAGTTTTATGGAAAATAATATGTTTGTAATAGCAATTTGGTTTATTGTGTATAACCTTCTTTCTGTGTTTATTGACAACTCGTATGTGAATATAATTGTATCGGTTATTATTTCTTTAATGTTTGCACAGAAAAAGCATTCTAAAGAATCATTTCACGTAGTGAGTCACGTTCATACGGATTCTGGTGGTACTAGAACAACTTTAAATACTGTTGATACGAGCAAAACTGGAAAAAGAATAATAGATTGCTCATGCGCAAATGATATGTCAGAAGTATATGAGCAAATTATTAACGTAAAAGATGAAATGATTGAAAAGAGAGATCTGGATATTTCTGAATATAAAAATCTGTTAGAACAACAACGAGCTCAGGGAGCTATTTTACAAGATAGAATAGACTCGCAACAAACCTCGTTAAACCTAATCACAAATATTACAAGTTGATAAATATCATCATTTTAGATAATATATTTAGTAATCATATTATATATGCTTTTATTGAATATTGCTCTTTTGATACAAATCCTATATTATGTAGTGATGAAAGCACATATTTTTATAATTGTTTTTATTCTTGTTTCATTATTTTCGATGTTATTCATAAAAAACAAAATTCTTGTTATTTTAATCCCAATGCTACTTACTCACGTATTATTCATTATATT